GTTAGGAACAGCGCGCCCTTGATTGATAAGTTGCACACCGTTTGGAGTTGTATCGTAAGACATCGTTGTGAAGGATTCGTCTGCTGCTTTTGCAACTAGAGAAGCCTTAACATCCAATTGTTGCTTAACGATATAGTCACCGACCGCAATAGAAGTTGTCGTCACAGTCAGAGTCGTGGTTCCTGAAGAGTGCGAAGCACCTGCTGTCATAGAGCGAGTTGCACGATGCGCGAAGGTTATTTCTCCAGCATTTATAATTCTTTCAAAGATGTGAATCGAATCACCGTTTAAAAGATTTGCCGATGTGTTCGCTGGATCTTCAACATCAATAGTCGAACCTCCGACAGCAGTTACTTTGTATACTTGTGGTGTATACATATCAACGAAAGCTGAGATGTTTCCTGAAAGAGACTCGCGAAACTGTTTAACCAAACGAACCTCTTGCGCCAAGGAAATGGCACCAGATGACAAGGTAGAATCAAATCCAATTGATCCGCCTGTAGACCATGTGAGTGTGGAGCGTTGTAGCTTACACGCATCACTGTTTGAAATTCCTGCTGTGTAGTTTTGTGCAACTGTGGCATCCAAAGTCAAAACCCCGTCATAGCGAGTGTTTGAAACATCTAGAATAAAGTTATTTTTATTTGAAGTATCGAATCCAGTAACTTCAGACCCGTTAAAGTTTACTTCATCAATTGCTCCATGGGAGAACCAAAGACCATCGAACTTAATCGCGGTATAGGTTTGACCCGCACTTGAAGTCGTTACACCTATTTCAACATAGCGTGCAAGTTGAGTTGTGGTCCAAGCTGTACCGCCTGTGCTTGAAGCTGCTGTGTTTTTAATGTCAACAAACATTAAGTTCCATCCAGTAGCTACAGCAGCACCAGAGTAGTCAGTGGTTAAATTCCATCGACTAAAATCCGTGGTCGCCGCGCCCATGATTTTAAGGAAAATATTCGAGAATCCCGTAATGGAAGGCATGTTAACCCAGAACCAAACGCGATAGTTTCCGCCGACGTTTAAGGTTTGAGCTGCCAAGGTATGTCGAATGGAAGCATCGACAGCGGTGCCGTTCTTATCAAATGAGAAGTGATTAGATCCGACCTTGTTAGATCCAGCAGTAGCGGCCAAAGTTGCACCCGCTCCAACTGCTGCCCAGTTTGTAATCGAATCGTAGTTCTTATCTGAATCGTAAATAACAATCGGATTCCAAACGGGCTTAATAGAAGCTCCACCGGATGTGTAATTCTCAATCAAGTAGCCTGTGAAAAATGTATGGTAAGGAATATCCTTAGTAGAATTTGAAACTGAGTTATCAAACTCGCGAGTAGCAATTCCGAAAGTCTCGGCTTCCATTTTATTTTGTAGAGCTTCGAGACCCGAAGCACCGCCGCCAGCGCCCCCTGTTCCACCACTAACCGCAAGCCATCGGCCTGTTCCGGTCGTAGGTTGGATTACGGAAATTCCGTCTTCAGTGGCGGAAGATGCAGAGTCAAACTTCCAAAGCGTATTGTCATCGTCCTTTAAAACGATTTGTTGATCGTATCGTTGAGCGTCCCCAGTAGTTCCTAAAGCTTTTAAAGCAGTTGTATCCGCAACAGCATGTCCCCAATATTGTCTTCTTGCATAAGTTGTATCAGCGTAACCTTTGGACATAATGTCCGTTGAGGTCGAAGGGTCACTTACCGTGGGAGTTGAGCTAGTTTCTATTCCAGTGTTTAAGTCATATCTGCGTGTTGTCATTTTAAAAATCTCCCGAGTTTTCTTGAACCCCTTTTAGGTCCGCCATTGTAATTGTAACTTGTCTTAATCCCTTATCAACTTCTTGAATCAAAAAGTTCCTAGTTCTAACGGTTGCACTATCGTATTCATAACCCAAAAGTGAGTATCTATTCAATTCCACGGCATCATCTATCACCGTATCGAAGAAGCGGTTCTTAGTTCCAAAGGTTACTTTACCTTGGCGATCACCGAACAAATGGGAAAGCCTTAGAGCTAAAGTTGCAGCTTGTGAACGGTCGATATGAAGTGACTTGTGTTCCAAAGTCTTATTGACGCCGTGCAGATACTTAGCGGTTTCGGATTCGGCACGTTCAAGCCCAAAGCCTGTGTTTTCTCCGCCGCTAGCTGATTTCTCTCGATAGTCAAAACTTACAACGACATCCGAATAAATATCTTGAGTCTCGACCCCGTAGCTATAGGAACCCTCTAGAATCTCAGTTTCATCAATTGATTTATCCGTTGTAACAATAGGTTTAAGACGAGACACACACCACTCACCGTCAAAGTTTTGGAATAGTTTGATAAGAGACGTCTCACAAAGCTTACCGATAACGTCTTTAAGTGTAGGGTATGAATCACTTGATTGTTCTGGGATCGCAAATCCTATGTCATCCACGGCATCGGAGAGGCAAGCTGTAAACGATGCGGAATTGATTTCAACTTCATCAATACCTGCAAAGCGTTTAAGAACGTCTAAGAATATTGGCGTAACCCTGGTAAGGTTACCAAGAGAACTGCTATTACTACCAAAGCTAGGACCACCCAAAGTAACATTATTAGTTTTTCCATATACCCTGCAAAATACTGTATCCGATGGGCTTAAAGTTTCTGCCATCGAAAGATTTGATTCCAAAGAAGATGTGAAGGTGAAAGTTAGAACGTCATTAACGTCAACGGATTCCGTATAGTCTCGATTATACATTGCAAGGTATCGAACTTCTTGCTGAATGATTTCTATCCTTGAGACCGTTCCGCGTTTAACAGTGTTACCTGTAGAAGCGGCACCAGATGAAAGCGCATCGTGCTCAATATAATTGGCACCGACTACCGTAATTTCTCTATACTCATCCGTGGTCTTATCAAGCCAAACTGTATCTCCGACTTGTAACCCTACAACGGAATCAAGATAGGTTCTTGTGGTAGTTGAACTAGGAGATGCGGGAACCGTTCTAGTTATTGCGTGTGCATTAGCCCCGTCAGCGCGAACCTTCCAGACTCTATTGTCCGAAGTCGTGGGCTCCTCAGATAGGAAATCAACATTGACAGGAACAAAGCCATCGACCGCGCCGTAAACATATCGGATGGGCTTCCCCTCGAACTGTGAATCTAATTCTGGATAATCACTCGCTGCATAGAACGCAACATCTTGAGAACGAAACTCGTCATTGAAAATGTCGATAGGGTCGAAGATGTTTATGGTTGCCGTTGTATCGTCACAGTTCATATCGGACATTCGCCCTTTAAGAACTCGACTAAGATTTGCAACTTCCAAATCACCTAGCCAGTGCCATACTTCCACGTCTTTAGATATAAACGACGAATCATAAAGGTGCTTATTTAGGATTTTGTCGGCGTTATTTAAAGTAATAGAAGTTTTCTGCGAGGGCATAACACCAAACGCAATATCTGAAATGGATGCTTTAATTTGCGGAACCTTAGAGATGAGAGGTTCAAAGTAAACAGGCTTGGAAGTTTCATCGTCAATAATCCGATACCAATTCGCATCCAATGTTCCAAAATACATTTCATAAGTAGCCACAACAAACTTCGAGCTTGGATTGGAGCTGTCCGACATTCGTACATAGAGCGTTTGATTGTCGTCATCCCAATAGTACTCACCAGCACTAAGCGAAGTTGTAAAGGCTTCCGTAAGTTCAACTCCGTTTTGTGTAACCTTAGTCACATACCCAAAGTCAAAGGATTGCGAATAGACAGAACCAGAAACTAGAGCGAATGAATCAACTCTACGAGCAGGGCGAGCAATAACTAAATACTGCGCGTTTATCCCTTCTGATTCTAATAAAGTTGCATAGGTCACAAAGGAGCACTCACGATCGAGAAAATGTATTGGCAAGATAGTAGGGCGTTAAATCCGATAGGCTTTCCGTAAACTGGATCGGGCCAACCCTTACGCCAAGCCATGTGTTGAGCGTCTGAATATGTATAGCCAGAACAGTTCAAAACCAAGTGATAGGTTGTGTTCTTTTGAAGTGGGACGTAATTGAATTCAAAATAGATTTCTTTTGCTCCGCTATCGTAAGTCGTTAATAGGTCAGCTTTGTTCCATGAGTTTGTACTTGTAGCAATAATTCCTGCAGGTGCTCCATCACGTGAAGCGTAAAGTTTCATTGTGAGATTCGTAAACGCATCGACATCGTTAAACACAAGCCATGTTTTTGCTGCTCGCATTACACAGTTTTCATCTGTTCCGAAAGTAATAAATTTAGAAACTCCTGTTAAGTCTGCACTCAACATTGGATCGGCCCATATACTCCAGGTCATAATTGTTCCTTTAAAATAAATGAAACGGACCAGACGTCAGGTCGCTCCAGAGTGAATGATGGTTCATTTACGAACGAACAAAAGATAACTCTTCTTTGTGCATCCGTCGTGAAAGTTTCAGTAGCATCAATAGCCGCAAAGAACGGAATACCTTTCCCATATCTTGCCCATTGATCTTCTATATATTCGATGTCAGCTTTTTGAAGCCCGAACCATTTAAGAGAGTAGCTTGCCGTCTTAGGTTTGATATCAGAATAAGATTGTCCGCCTTCAGAATAAACGACTGTAGTTCTATCCTCTTGAGAAATATCAAGTGGGAATTGTACGCGCCCGCGTGTAGGGTTAAAGAACTCCCCTAGCATGAATGCACCAACTTCCACATATCCATTAGGATTCTGGTCTTCAATTAACACACGCCAAAAACGATAGTCGTCATTTGCAAGGCCTGTGTCGCTTGTCGTGAACAGTGAGAAGTCGTGATATGTGAGCGTTGTCTCCCAAGGAGGAGTTGTCCAAGTATCTGTGTGATTCGCCTGTAGTTTAATTGTTGCAGAAGGTGAGAACTTAAGCGGTTCATTCCTTGGCCCGATAAGTGCGAATGAGCTTGGATTAGTTGCGATTCCCAAGTCCCACTCTATCCATTCGCTCGTATTGATTCTTAAATAGTCAGCAGTTCTCGTAAGAGTTGCGCTTGTTAAATCTGTAGTCGTAGCGAATCCAAGAATAGAAGCTGCTGTGAATCCTACGTTAGTTAGCATCAAATCAAAGTCTGCAGTTCCACCTGCTCCGTTAGATACAATCTTAAACTTATAACCGTCTGCAAGTGCATTAGTAACTGTGTAGGTAGAATCTCCTACTGCCTCTAAAGCAGTTTTAATTGCTGTGCACATAGAAGTGAGAGAGGTATATTCATCAACGGCTATCGTTGCAGTTAAATCCGAACCGCCATTTGTCTCGCGGAATATGATTGTATTGTTCGAAGATGTAACATTGAAGTATCCATTTGAGCGCCATACTTTCGAGCGTCGTTGAGCGTTGTAAGCGTTTGTTGCGGGGAAAGCAGTTTGCTCACTAGATACATCTGCAGATGCCAAGTAATCTAGATCGATATAGTTTTCCCAAAAGATTCTAACTCCTGAACATGTTGCCATACTAATTTAACCTGAACCCTTGACGGTTTAAGTTGAGAATAACTTTTGCAAGTTGCTCTTCACCGACAACTAAATTTACTGTTACGTTTTGTCCTGCTCCGCCTCCGTTAGACAAGAAGGAATCTAATTTCGCTACGGTATCTGTTGGTAGAATTGCCTCACCCGATGTAAGTTTTGCAGGAAATGAATCGTTAGGATAACCCGCTGGGACCATACCGCCTTCAGCGAATCCAAAGAAGTTTCCGATGTCACTAATAACACCGCCAACATCTCCAGTTGCAGCTTTGACAGCAGTGCCTCCGCCAGGAATTGCCGACTTAATAAACTCGATGAATTGATTTACGATTGTTGGAATGCCTGCGACAAATTGATTTATAAATTGAGTAACGATGTCTGGAATGCCTGCTATTAATTCATTAAAGAGCATCGGCAACATTTTGATGAGACCGACGGTGAAAGCGTAAGCAATTTTAGGCATCAACATTGTCAATGAGACAATCAATTGAGGAAGTGCTTGGACAAGTGCTTCGATTAAAAATGGAATACTTGCAATTAGCGCGTCTATAATCATCGGAATGTTATCAACGATTGCTTGAATAAATACAGGAAGCGATAAAATTATATTTGATAGGACTTGAGGAATTGCAGCAGCGAAAGCGTTAATCGTCTCTCTAACTTTTTCAGGGCCTTGAGCAAACAAGTCGACAAGTGCGGTGACCGCGCCACCAATACCAGGCAAGAATGAATTTGCAACAGCTCCTAAAGTTCCAGAGATTGCAGCACTAGCTCCCGCAGCACCTTTCACTAAACTTTGAGTAACAGCACTAGCAAGAGCCCCGCCTTGTTGGGACGCGGAAGCTTTTGAAATCTCTTTGATGTTTACAACGAAAGATGAAATATCCTTAGACCCGTTTGTAAGCGCAGTGTTCATTTTCTCAAGTTGTTTCTTAGCTTCATCTGCACCTTTTGCAGTTGTTACAACATTTTGAACTAGTGGGCCTGTCGCCTTAGCAGCATCCCTAAAGGATTTTGCCATAGGAGATTCGCCACCCGTAGCTGAGACCATCCCAGTATCTAAAAGTTTATCGGCGGAATCTTTTAAATCATCGACAACTTTACCTTGTCCTTTTGCAACATCGTCTAAGAACAATTGCAGCCCTTCGACTTTATCAGAAAGCCCAGGGATAAATTTACCGATCTCAAGAATGTAAGATAGGAACTCGGCAGCGTATCCTACAAGTCCCGCGAAGGCTTGCTGACCTGCATTGATGAATAGTCTCCAACCTTTTACGGATTCAACTAACACGTTAAGAACAGCGCGAAGTCCTACGAGTAGGAAATCAATAGCGCCAGATAATACGACACCGATAGAGTCAGCATTCTTTTCAACAATCGCTTGGAGGTCGATAAACACTCGAGTCGCAAGTTGTATAGAACCTTTTAGAGCATCGTTGTTGATGATTACATTTCCGATAGATTCTAAAACATCGGAGGCATTGTTTTGAAGTTGCGCCATTGCGCCGGAAAATGTGAGAACTTCACGTTCAGCAGCTCCAGAGGACTTAGCAATTTTCTCAAGGAAATTTGCAAATGTCTCAGCGTTTGTAGCTCCTTCTTTAACTTTAATTCCAAGTTTAGAAAGTGAACCGACTTCTCCGTTAGCAGCTTTACCTACTAATTGAATCGCAGTAGCGACATCCTTTTTATAAAACGCAGCAAAGTCTAATGCAGCTTTAGTAGCAACTTTTAAACCCTGCTCAGTGAAATTGCCCATTGCTTGCAGTTGAGCCGCAAGACTAATAACTTGATCGTCACCGTACTTGGTGGTTCTTTGCATTTCAGCAGCAAAGATTTTAAACGAGGCAGCGGCAGACTCGGCTTCAATACCTGAACCGATAAACGCACCTTTTAATTCGTTTAGTGCATCTTCAGCAGCAGTAGCTTCAGCGACCGCATCTTGAAGGAATCCAACAAACTTAGAACCTATGAAAGCAACGGCGAAAGCTTTTGCAGCGGTAACTAAACCGTCTACTGAACCTTTAACGCCTTCAATATCTTTTTTAGCTTGGGAGACATCGGCCTTTAAACTTACTAAATAATCTGCCACTAACGCCCCCTCTTAGCTCGTTGCTTTTTAGCTTCCTCAGCTTCCATTTTCGAAAGCTCCCCTTGTATTATACAGTAACAATGTAAATCGAAACAGTCTAACTCTCCATAGTCCGAGGTCATCCCAGCCTTACGAATCATAAGGCGTGTTAAGTAATCCGACACGATTGGAGTTGTTTCGTTATAAATCCCTCTAGAATATCCGCGCACGGCATACTTAAGGGATTGCTCTACTTTTTTGACGGTCTAAACCCCGACATACAGACATTCCCAATCTCACTAAGTAACGGTTGGAACTCTGGTTCATAGAATACATCTTCCTTATTGAACTCTTTGCCATCTTCCTTGCGGACAATTTTAACGTCAATAAGATATTGCTCTACCAGGTCAATCATTCCGACCATGACCTCCGAAATGTCTTCATTAGGGATAACTTCGCCTTTGGAATCCATTTTAAATTTCAAAGTTTTGAACACCAGAGCACGGTCGCGAGCGTGCGGAACTTTAAGCTCTACATGGCCCTCGAAAATCTCATTGTTGATTGATTCGGGTTCAAATTTCATTGTACGCATAAAGTGATTCCTCCCACCTATAGAAATTAGATGGGAGGCGCCCATTTTACAAGTAGTTCAAGAAGATTTCGTTTGAAGAATCAACGAATGCGGTAAGGGTTACACTTACAGCAATTACACCGTCGATGTCATTTCGCTCGAAACTAGATACTGTGCAAGTTGGCATGTAAATAACTCCGCATTTACCAGCTACCCAGTTACCGCCGGACTTTTCACCAAACGCATACATGAAACGAGCTTCACCGTTGTTTAGGAACTTATCGGCCATGTCAGCATCCCATTTGTCTAAGCGTCCGTTAATTTCTACGGTGATTTCTCTTCCTTGGAAGAAGTTAGCATCGACGCCACCTTCAGCACTTACGCATTTAACTTGTGTATTCTCGTTAGAGAATGTCCAAGAAATAGATTCAGCACAGAATCCAAGAGAGGATGTTCCGTCTCCAATTAAAACTTCGTTAGACTTAGCAACCAAAGGATCAGCGTCATCAAACGAAGGAGTATAAGCAGCAGCAAAGCTTTGAGCGTTGTCAGCAGCGTAGGAGAGTGAACCTGAATCGTCGGCAGCAACAGAGAAACCTAGCTTCGTTCCGATAGAAGAAGCTGCGTTGGTTCCAGTGTTCCAAAGCAAAGACAAAGTTCCCGATGCTTTTGCAATTGTGAACTTACCAGTTGTGTTCGAATAGGTAACAGTTACACCAGTACCGCCGGAAGCTACCATCGCAGTTTGAAGTGCGCGAGCTAGTTCATGTGGGGTCTTATAAGTTTTAACAGTTACGGAAGCAGCAAGAGCACCGCCGCCAATATCGAAATCGATAACTTCAGTGGAAGAAGTAATTTCAATCGGGTCGAAGTAGTATTTAGTTCCTGCGAGAGTGAAACTTGCGTTAATCAATTCCCCAGCAGAAGCATCTAAGCTCATTTCAGTAACTTTACCGCCTGCCATTGCTTCAATGGAGTGACCGTTTCCGTTGTACAAGAAGATAGAACAAGCAGGATGGTCAGCGTTTGCAGGAGTGTAGTTTACGAACTTTCCGCAAGTAACGCCTGAAGAAGGAGCTACACTTACAGGGAAAGCCAAAGTTACATCGTTGGTTGCAACAGATTGAACAGGGCGAATTGAATAACCGTTTGTTCCGTCCTTAATCAACATTGCTTTTCCAAGTGCATAGTCAGAACCGCCAGCAGCAAGTTTAATCAATGTAGTTGTAGAAGAAGAAGCAGTTGTGCGCTCCGTAGATTGTGTAGAGGTAGAACCAAAGAGAGCTTCCATGAGTTCTCCGTAGTTAGGTGCTTGACCTTCAACGCCGGAATGTTTCATGTAAAGGGAGAAAGATGCTTCGGGGGCTTCGATACCTGCAATTGGTTTTGCTTTACCGATAGAGCTACGGATTTCTTCATTCTCTAAAGTTTCAACGTTAGGGGTAACGGCTGCGTCTGGTTGCATAGGGACAAAGTCCGTAGCAGCAGATGGCCACTTCAATGTACCTTCGGTTGTTTCTTTAACTGTTGCCAGTACGCTAGATTTGATTGTTGCTAATGCCATTTTAAATTCCCCTCTTTAGCACCCTTCCGAGATTATCGCGGTTAGGTTAGTTACGATTTTATAGTAGTTTTGTTGTTCTGTGAATACGAACTCTAAACCATTGTCAGACTCGTATTCTAAATTCCAAACTTTAGTATCAAATGTAGTCGTGGTGCGTAACGAATCGAGCATCGTGAACTGGTCTTCAAGTAGTAGCTTCTCAG